CCCATGATGTTCTCCTAAAAAATAATTAAATGGCGTCGTAGCCTGTGCAGAAGGCCCAGAGTGCGGCCTCGCTGTCTGGCTCGTGGATGGTAAGCCCATCGAACTCATTGTCGATGTCACCGAACTCGTCAAAGTCGTAAGCCCTATCAAGGAACTCAAGATTCTGCGTGTGGTAATGGTCGATGCGGAACTCAGTCTTCATATAAGAGTCCACTGAATCATGGGAAGCTTTGTTACGCCGTGCATCGGTTGTGCGGTTTCCGATGTTAGGACGATACTGCTTGCGTAGTTTGCGAGGCAGGGATGCGAGCCATGCGGTGGCATCGCGCTGTTGGTCGGCTGTTGCGGTCATAAACGATAGCATTGTGTTACTCCTTCGAGGTTTGTGAATCCCACGCATCCGTGGGGAACTAATTAACGACTAACTCATCTTCTTCTACGCCCTACGCCCCCATTGTAGGCGATTTTGGGCCTTATGTCAAGTCTTTATTTACAATAGTTACCTAGCAGGGTGTGGCAGAAGCGGGGTGAATTCCAACTAAGTTTCTGTTCTACTGTGTTCTGCTTGTTCTACTTTTTCGACTTTACATATAGAACAGAAAAATTGGGTTTTGGTGGATGGGGTGCGCTTGTAAGTTGTTGATTTCCTTAATAAAAATATTTTTTAGATAGATAGAGAGAGAGGAATGTTCTAATGTTCTACATTTTTGAGAGGGTATACGGCTATATTTTGCGTTTTTTACGTTGGGCGGTGCAGTTGCCGCTAAAAGGTCTTGCTGCGCATTTTTTCAAAAAACCAGACCCCCTTTTTCAAAAAACGTAGAACATTAGAACAAATCCCAAATTCTCCTTTAGAATCAAGGACTTAGCTTGTTCTACTCGGTCAAAAAAAGTAGAACAAAGCCTGTTTTGTAGAACAAAAAGTAGAACAAACCACCTCGTCCTATCGCGTACCGTTTTCTTAAACCAAGTATATGTACAATTTGTCTCGTTATTTACCGTTTTCTTAACTCACGCATCAAGACTTGGGCTACTTCGTATACCGTTTTCTTATCCCACGCATCAGTGGGACGCTATTTAATGGCTCGGCTGCGCTATGCGCGTTCTAACCCACGCTGCCACACGCACACACGCGCGCCCTAAAATAACTGGTATCAAATAGCAGGGCGCAAAAAAACCCGCCAGACCTTTCGATCTGGCGGGTTAGTCCCTAATTACTTCGCGTTATATGCATTCCAGAATGCGTCCCTTGCCATTCGGAACCGGATTACATCGGCGGTAGTGTCACCCTTACCTTGTTTCACCTTGACCGATTTATCAAACGCATCAAACGCGTTGGTGACTGACTGCACAAAATCCAACGTGGTGCGGCTTCGTTCAGCCCCATTTGGTGCAATTAGTTTCTTCGCAGCGCGTTTAAGGTCACCCAGTCGGTTCGATGCATAGGTTTGTACCGCGTCCCTCACCTTAGCTACCAACTGATGCTTTTCGGGTTCGGTATTTTTCAGTTTACCGAATTCCTGAGCCGTCAATGCAAAAGCATAATCGATGCCTACAGCAATTTTCTCAACTGATTTATTGTCGATATGCTCGACTGTGGCGCGGACATAGTGACCATTGATTACCGCATACATCACCGGAGGGTTATTCTCGCCATAGCGTTTGAAATAACCCGCGTACAATTCGGCTTTTGCTTCGGGGGAAATTTCTTCAGGGAAACCGGAAATTTTCTCTAACGCATACTTTGCGGTCTGAATCAGAGAATCACCGATTTTTGCCTGTTTATAACCTAGGTCAGTCAGGCTAGAGAATGTCAGGGTTTCGCCTGACTGAATAGTTGATACGGCTTTTTGTGCCATGATAGAACATCCTATAAAGGGTTAAAAAATCGTCTCGGCTTTCGCGTTGACAATGACATAATGACATAATGGCACCGTTAAGTAAAGTTTCACGGGGGAATGGGGCGCTATTTAACGCGCTCACGCCTGACGCGCCCGACCAAAAATAACTGGTATCAAAAGGCCCAAAAAAAGGGCGACTCGCGCCGCCCTTTTCAGTCAGTGCTTAGTCGCACTGCAGCTCATACTTGATAACCTGCTTGGTCTCACTTCCGACAGGCACCTTACGGCACGTCGGGCTATCGTCCCTCACGTATGCACCGAGAATCACTTTGTTACCCTTAGGCAATTTGAAGTGATAGTCTCGGTTGATACTGTCGGGCCAATCCCGCGTGTTAACGGTTTCGCTCATACCATCAAAGTACTCAATCAGAGCGCTGAGCGCCGGAACCTTGAAACTCTCCAAACCGTACAGGTATATGCCAATGGAGAACGTCTCGCTAGATTCATCCGCGTGAACGTAAGCGCTGGAGTTTGTCAGGCCTGCACCGGAAATAATCAGCGAAACCGGACGCAAGAGCTTTTCGATACGGCTCTTATTAGAGCGAAGGATTGCAATCCGTTTTTTGGTGCGGGTAATGCCGTCGGCGGCATCTTCAATAGCGGAATCAAAAACGGAAGTGGCTGTAAATTGTGCCATGGTGAATGTCCTTTTAAAGGTTAAGGTTGCATCAAAGCGGTTGCTTCGATAATTTAATAATGACAGAAAGCTCCGAATAAGTATAGTTTCGCAGGGGATTGGCACGCTATCGACTCACGCACGCCTCACGCGCCCGGCCAAAAATAACTGGCATCAAAGGGGCCGAAGCCCCTTCCCTTACTCATCAGCGTATAGGAACAAACCACCAGCCGCTGCGGACAGCAGACCAACTGCTAGTAATGGTGTGGACTCAGCGCCGCCGAAGCAGAGGGTCTCTGCAATAAAAGCCGCGAAGCAAAGCAGGGTCTTGATGGCATAAAAGTGATATATCTTCATTTGATTACTCCTAATAAGATGGGGGCCGAAGCCCCCAATTGATTACTGACCGCGTGCTGCCAGCAGCTTGTTACGCTTGCCGATCATCACCAGCGTGTTCTGCTGTGGATACTGTGCTGACCATTCGAGCGCCTCAGCGTATGTCTTAGCGTAGTGCAGTGCATTGAGCTCCTCCCATACAACGCATACTTGATAGTGGGTGAGCCATAACCAGATGTTCTTTAGCATGATGCTTTCCTTTGTGTCTGCCCTGCGGGATTGCTTGGCATTGAATACAGTATGACCAAAACCACCGTAAAAGTAAAGTTTGGCGGGGGACTGGCTCGCCCCCACCCCCCAAGCGCCCAATGGGTCCCATCCGCGCCCCTCTACTCTTAGATATAGACAAACGACACCACCAATTCCCAAAACACCCCCCGTCACTAAATCCCACCCCATGTAAAAAAATTTTTTACAAAAAATTTTCCAAACTCGACCCCGTGCTATATACTGGTGCTATGACATCTCCGCTAGTACCTACTATCGAGGAGAACATTCCTCTACCAGATAACGCCAAGGACGCCTTTCCTGAGCTCACCCCTGCTCAGGAATTGGAGATGCGTGCCAACGTCGTTAAGCTCATGTCAGATTTAACGGGCGCAGTTCTGTCACCAACAAGTGACAACATGGACCAAGCTAGAGAGTTAGCGCGAGAAATGATCTCCGACTCCAAGCACCGACCTGATTTTGCTAAATACCCCAACGAAACCCTTGCATTACTAGCGGGCATGGTTGCCCAGATGAACGTATCTATAGTGGAGGAACTCTCCGACTTGAAGATGTACGTTGTCAATAAGCTGGTGCAAGAGGTGGAGAACGCCCGAGACCCCAAGGTGCGTGTGTCTGCTCTATCTAAATTAGGCGAAGTCGATGGTGTAGATGCATTCAAGAAACGCACAGAGGTTACTCACAAGGTGCAGACTATCGAAGAAGTCGAGAAAGAACTGCTTGAGACTCTCGGGGCACTGGAAAACCGCGTAATTGACGTAGAAGCACGCGAAGTTGTTCGACTAGAGCAGCCAGTCGATGAGTGAAATCCTAAAACTGACTCCAGAGCAGCTATTTAAGCTGCGAACGGCCTTGCCAACCATGCCTGACAAGCAAAAACGTCGTGTTCTTGAGCTTTTGAAGACCTACGACACCCAAATAACCCAGAATTTGGGTAAGGAGAGCTTTCTTGACTTCGTCAAACACGTCTATCCGGGGTACAAGGTCGGTCCCCACCACCTTAAACTCGCTCAAATCTTTGAAGACATTGCAAATGGCAAGAAAAAACGTGTCATTGTTAATATTGCTCCACGACATGGCAAGTCTGAGCTCATATCCTATCTTGCGCCCGCATGGTTCTTGGGTAAGTACCCTCAGAAAAAAATTATTATGTCGTCTCATACGGCAGACCTCGCTGTTAATTTTGGCCGTCGCGTGCGTAACCTCGTTGGATCGGAAAATTATCGGGACATATTTCCGCAGATAGAACTGCAGGCTGACTCGAAATCAGCTTCACGTTGGGGGACAAACTTCAGTGGTGAGTACTTTGCTATCGGTGTCGGTGGTGCTCTTGCTGGGCGCGGTGCTGATCTTTTTATTATTGACGACCCTCATTCTGAGCAAGAGGCTAAAACTGGAAAGCCCGAAGTCTTTCTTCCTGCTTGGGAGTGGTTTCAGTCTGGCCCTCTCCAGCGCCTTATGCCGGGAGGCGCGATTGTGGTTGTTATGACCCGTTGGTCAAAGCTCGACTTGACTGGGCAGATTGTGGCTCAGATGAACAGAGAAGAGGGCGTTGACCCATGGGAAGTGATTGAGTTCCCAGCAATCAAGGACGATGGAGAAGCACTGTGGCCTGAGTTCTGGCCCGTGGAAGAGTTGCTGGCTAAGAAAGCTGCACTGGACGTGCGCTACTGGAATGCTCAGTACATGCAGAACCCCGTTTCGGAAGAGGGCGCTCTCATCAAGCGTGAGTGGTGGAAGATATGGGATAAAGAAAATCCCCCCAACTGCGAGTTCACAATAATGAGTTTGGATGCGGCACAGGAAGCCAGCAACCGATCAGACTATAACGCTCTGACTACATGGGGCGTGTTCTTTAATGAAGAAACTAATAACTTCGCCATCATCCTACTTAATTCAATTAAGAAACGTATGGAATATCCAGAACTTAAGAAGCTGGTCCTAGCAGAGTATAAGGAGTGGCAACCGGACGCCTTCATGGTGGAGAAGAAATCCAACGGTTCGGCGCTGTACCAAGAATTTAGACGGATGGGTATTCCGGTCGGAGAGTTTACCCCCGGCAAGGGTCAGGACAAGATTGCTCGGGTGAATGCGGTCAGTGACCTGTTTGCGTCGGGGATAGTATGGGCTCCGGACCGCCGGTGGGCCAAGGATGTTATTGAGGAATGCAACGACTTTCCTAGCGGAGCAAACGATGACTTGGTAGACTCTACTACGCTGGCTCTTTTGAGGTTTAGGCAAGGTGGGTTTTTACGTCTCCCTTCGGACGAGCCGGAGGACGACTTTCTGTACAAGTTTCGCAAAAAAGCGGCGTACTATTAAGGATACACAATGGCTACTAATATGGACCGGGCGCTATATGCTGCCCCTCAAGGACTGGACCAACTTGGAGGAGAAGAGGACCAAGAACCGCTACAGATTACGGTGGTGGACCCTGAAGCAGTAGATATTGAAGGGCCCGGCTTTTCCATGCATATGGAGCCCACTGACGAAGAAGACGGCTTCGACGATAACCTAGCTGAAGAGATGGATGAGGGTGACCTAGCCCAGTTGGCAGGTGACTTGATTGAGGACTACGACACCGACATTGCCAGTCGCAAGGACTGGGTGCAGACGTACGTGGACGGACTGCAGTTGTTGGGGCTGAAGCTTGAAGAGCGGATGGAGCCGTGGCCCGGTGCTTGTGGTGTGTACCACCCGCTGTTGGCAGAGGCCGTGGTTAAGTTCCAAGCTGAGACCATGATGGAGACCTTCCCTGCGTCGGGCCCGGTCAAGACCCAGATTATCGGCAAAGAGACGCCAGAGAAGAAAGCTGCGGCTGAGCGCGTTCAGAATGACATGAACTATCAGATCACGGATGTGATGGTCGAGTTTCGGCCTGAGCATGAACGCATGTTGTGGGGCTTGGGCTTAGCTGGCAATGCGTTCAAGAAGGTGTACTTCGACCCGGCGTTGAACCGCCAGACTTCTATGTACGCGCCAGCGGAGGATGTAGTTGTGCCCTACGGCGCATCTAGTCTGGAGTCATCCGAGCGGGTTACGCATGTCATGCGTAAAACAAAGAATGAGCTACGCCGACTTCAGCATGAGGGGTTCTATAGAAGTGTAGACCTTGGAGACCCTATTAATGTCATGGATGACATTGAGAAGAAGATTGCTGAGAAGCTGGGCTTCCGCGCTACTGAGGACAACCGGTTCAAGTTCTTGGAAATGCAAGTTGACCTTGACCTCAAGGGCTATGAGCATACAGATGAGAATGGTGAGAAGACGGGCATTGCGCTGCCGTACATCGTCACGATTGAGAAGGGTACTGGCGAAGTACTAGCCATTCGCCGCAACTGGAGACCTGAGGATGAACATCATCAAAAACGTGCTCACTTTGTGCATTACCCATACATTCCGGGTTTTGGCTTTTACGCTTTTGGCCTCATCCATCTTATTGGCGCTTACTCTAAATCTAGTACTAGCATTCTTCGTCAGCTTGTGGACGCTGGGACACTTTCTAATCTCCCCGGTGGTTTCAAGACTAGAGGGCTCCGTACTAAAGGTGATGACACGCCGATCTCACCGGGAGAGTTCCGAGACGTAGATGTACCCAGCGGCACTATCAAGGACAACTTGATGGCGCTTCCCTACAAAGAGCCTAGCCAAGTGCTGATGGCTTTGCTGGGGCAGATGATTGACGAGGGCCGCAGCTTCGCTGGTTCTATGGAGTTGCAGGCGTCAGATATGTCTGCGCAGGCTCCCGTTGGCACGACGTTGGCGATTCTTGAACGTAGTTTGAAGACGATGAGCGCAATTCAAGCGCGTATCCACTACGCGATGAAGCAGGAGTTCAAGCTTCTACGGGACATCATCCGCGACTACACCCCCGATGACTACAGCTACGAGCCCGAAGAAGGTGGGCGGCAAGCTAAGCAGTCGGACTACGACTTGGTGGATGTCATCCCTGTTAGTGACCCCAACGCCACTACCATGGCGCAGAAGGTTGTGCAGTACCAAGCGGCTCTACAGTTGGCACAGACTGCTCCTCAGTTGTATGACCTCCCCATCTTGCATCGTCAGATGTTGGACGTACTTGGTATCAAGAACTACCAGAAGCTTGTGCCTATCGAAGATGACATGAAGCCACGCGATCCTGTGACGGAGAACATGAATCTCTTAAAGGGCAAGCCGGTTAAAGCATTTTTGTACCAAGACCACAAGGCGCACATCACCGTGCATATGGCAGCGGCGCAAGACCCACATATCCAGAATTTGATTGGGCAAGACCCACAACTTCAACAACGGGTTATGGGGGCTTTGTCGGCCCACGTTGCAGAGCATCTGGGTATGGAGTACCGCAAGCAGCTTGAGCAGGCTATGGGCCAAACGCTACCGGCTTACCAAGACGATGAGGACGAGGTGATGATGTCTCCGGAGATGGAAGTCAAAGTCTCTCAGTTGGCGGCGCAAGCAGGCCAGATGTTGCTCCAGCAGCATCAACAGCAAGACCAGCAGTCTAAGAATGCGCAAGCAGCACAAGACCCGCTACTCCAGCTTCAACAGCAAGAATTGCAGATCAAGCAGGGTGAGTTGCAACGCAAGGCTCAGAAAGACATGGCTGATATGCAGGCCAAGATGGCGCAGATCGATGTTGAGCTCAAGCGCATTGAAGCCAATCAGGAAACTGAAGGAGCCAAGCTTGCACTACAAGCTCATACCAATCAGAAGCAACGTGACCACCAGCATACGTCTGAAGGGTTCAAAGCCAAGGTAGATATGACGAAACACGAGTCACAGCTTGAACATCAAGCTCAAATGGCTCGGCAGCAGCAACTAGCTCAAATAGCGCAAGCTAAACAAAACCAAGCGGCACAGCCCGCGAAAGAAGGTGAATGATGGACGACAGCCGCAAGCTAATCAGCATCATTAACGAACGAATTGACGAAGGCGTCAAACACATCGAAGAAACTCTAGCCGCGAAAGGGGCTAAGAGTTTTGACGATTATTGCGAGATGTGTGGGGTTATCAAAGGTCTGCTCACCGCCCGCTCTTATTTATCAGACCTTACACACCAACTGGAGAAGTTTGACGATGAATGAAGCTTATGACATCAGAGCAGTGGACCTGTCCGCTGTGATGAACACATCAGCAGAAGAGAAAGCGAAACAGTTACCTATGCCTTCGGGCTACCGGATTCTGTGCGCTATCCCTGAAGCTGAAAAAGAGATTGAAGGAACAAGCATTAGCCTTCTCAAGTCAGCAGAGATGATGCGCAATGAAGAGTTGCTCACCACAGTTCTGTTTGTTGTTGATTTAGGTCCTGACTGCTACAAAGACCCAACTCGGTTTCCAACCGGGCCATGGTGCAAAAAAGGTGATTTTGTCTTGGTCCGGCCCCACGCTGGCACTCGGCTTCTCATCCATGACCGTGAATTCCGCATCATCAACGACGATTCTGTCGAGGGCGTTGTAGAAGACCCACGGGGAATCAAACGCAAATAAGGAGCGCACATGTCTAGATTCGGAGAAGAATACAAGTTTCCTGATGAGGTTGAAATCAAAGCAAGTGACGACCAGAAACTGGAAATCACGGTTGAAGATGATGAAGACGTAGAAGTCAACATCGTTGATGACACCCCTAAAGAAGACCGGCATATTGACCCATTGCCAGAGTCAATCAAGGATGACCTTGAGAAGGCTGATGAATCTGCTGAATATTCTAAGAATGTAAAGCAGAAATTTACGCAGTACAAAAAAGCTTGGCACGACGAGCGTCGGGCTAAAGAAGCGGCTCTTCGTGAGCAGCAAGAGGCTTTAGCGGCTGCGCAACAGATTCTTGATGAGAATCGTAGGCTTAGAAACATGGTGCAGAACGGTGAGAAAGAACTCATCTCTACTTACCAAAACTCGGCTGAAATGGAGCTTGAAAAAGCTTCTCGTAGCTATCGGGAGGCCTATGATTCGGGCGATTCTGAGAAACTACTGGCTGCACAGCGTGAACTGACGCGAGCGGAGATGAAACTGGATAAAGCAAAAAATTTCCAGCCCACTGTACAACCGCGAGAAAATAGTGTACAAACTACACCGCAACCGCAGGCAACTCAGCAAATGGACCCGAAGGTTGCAAACTGGGTGTCCAAAAACCCTTGGTTTGTGTCCCGTGAAAAAGTGGCGATGCGCAAGTATGCCGAGGGTGTTCACGAAGAGTTGCAAGAGCGGTATGGTAGAGCATTCGTTGGTACTGATGAGTATTTCACCAGTATTGACAAAGAAGTTCAACGCAGGTTCCCAGAAGAATTTGCATCTTCTAAAAACGATGGTGGTGATAAGCCCCAGCGTACAAGGCCAAGCACGGTGGTAGCGCCAGCCAAACGCAGTACTGCGCCGAAGCAAATACAACTGACTAAAACTCAGGTGGGCATTGCTAAAAAACTTGGACTGAGTCTTGAGCAATATGCTCGGGAATTTAATAAATTGGAGGCCTAAGATGGCTGAGAACAGATTACAACGCGAGATGACTGCACGGGTGATAGATGAACGTCCTAAACGGTGGATGCCAGCAGAAATGCTGCCTGAACCTGACAAACAGCCGGGCTATGCGTACAGATGGATTCGGGTTTCTACTTTGAATGCCCCTGACCCTCGTAATATCTCGGGCAAATTCCGAGAAGGATGGGAGCCGGTAAGCATTGAAGAGCAACCTAGGTTTCGATTACTGGCTGATCCAACTAGTCGATTCAAAGACAACATTGAGATTGGTGGGCTATTGCTCTGCAAAACGCCACAAGAGTTCTCTGAACAGCGAGATGAATTTTTTGCTAATCAGTCACGGGCTCAAATGGAAGCTGTAGACAATACCATGATGCGCCAGAGTGACCCGAGGATGCCGATGTTTAAAGAGCGGAAGTCTTCGACGAGCTTTGGAAAAGGTGTTTAATTTTTAGGAGTCCTATATGGCTTATCCGACGGTATCGGCCCCTTACGGCCTAAAACCGGTCAACCTAATTGGTGGACAGGTTTTTGCGGGTTCTACTCGCAATTTCCCCATTCCATATAACTACGGCACTGCCATTTACTATGGTGACGTTGTAGCTATTGCGCGTGGGTTTGTAGCGCCCTTTACGGGTACGACCACTTTCAACAGCCAAGCTGTTGTTGGTGTTTTCTTGG